ATTGTATTATATGAATAAAATGTATCGCCATACTTTGATTCAGAATCTTTCATTAATCTTGCATAAACTAGATTCATTGTATTCATTGATTTTTCTTTTAGTTTGTTCATAGTGTTTTTCTTAATCATATGTGTATATAATACAGGACTTTTACGTGGAAGTCAAGCAAAAAATAAACTTTTTTGTTCTTGTTTTGTTCTTGTTTAATCATTATGCAACTTCCAGTAGTTCTTTAAAGTCTTTACAATAGTAACTTAACTTTCTCAAAGCTTTTGCTTCAATTTGTCTTATTCTTTCTGGATTTACAAATAATTTTGAACTAACTTCTCTTAAAGTATGGTCGGTATTCATTCCGACACCAAATCTCATTCTTAAAATTCTTTCTTCTCTAGGTGTTAAATAAGTAAGAGCTTGAGTGATTTTGTTTTTTATCTGTTTTTTTGCAATGATACTGTCAAGGTTGATTTCACTTATCATATTATCAGCAGCGGACATATCAGTAGATTTAAATATAGCGTCTTCTTTTTGATAGTTGTATGGTTTTCTTTTTTGTATAACTTGATATGTGGCCACTTTATCAACACTTTTTAAGGGTTTAAAATGATTTTCTTCTGTATAATTTTTAGTATTATCATTATAATCATATCGTTTTCTTGTATAGTATCTTTTTTTAATTGTTGAATAGGTTTGTATCATAGTGTTTTTCTTAATCATATGTGTATATAATACAGGAGTTTTACGTGGAAGTCAAGCACTAAAAAGTGTTGATTTTATTGACTTTTTGGGGTATTTCGTTCTTGTTTTGTTCTAATTCCACTCTTTTTGAACCCATTTTTCAATGGATTCGTGGGGTGTTGGTTGTCCGTGAAACACAGCAATTTTAGCATTTGGTTTTTTTTCAAATGTCCATCTATTTTTACCAAATCTAGGGTCAGTTCTACTATACCATTTGTAGGAAAACGTCCATTCATCTGGCATAACTTTTAAGTTATCATTACCCTTTATTAGTTTAGACATCACATTTTGGTCACCTTGTAATTCCATTAGTTTTGCTTTATTTTCTAAAAACCTACTCCATATTGCTTTCGTTGCAACATCATTGTTAAATTTCATTACACTTGAATTAAACTCTTTCGTTTTAGGGTTGAAATCATTAATAACCCCAAATGTCATATCATCACCAAATGTCGCTATTTCATCAATATTATCTAAAATAACAATATCTAAATCCAAGTATAAGCAGGGTCCTGTTAAATGCGCCTCTTCACTAAACAATTGTAGTTTATTCCACCAACCAGGATAATCGTGGTGTTTAAATTTTCTAAAAGTAATATCTCCTTTTAATAACTTTTGAGGTTTTACGTGGTCAGAAAAGCAGATAAACTTATGAGGTATGGTTAAATGCCTTTGCACCATATTATATAACACTTGTACATAATCTAATGGATATTTTAAACCATAATATACACATACAACATTTATCATACACTAAACCAAGAAATCATTATCCTACTTCCTGGTCCTTTAAAAGGATAAACACTGTGAATTAAATGTGAAGGCCAAACAAAGTACTCTCCCTCTTTCGGACTCCAACTAAACACTTTACAAGTATTAGTAACTGGATCATCTGATACCCAACTTATATTACCTTGTGGTGGTATCATTTCAGGTATTTTTAAATAAAGACCACCAGTTATACCACCAATTTCCTGATGATTATGTAATATATGGAAATCTCCTTCTTTCATTAAACCTACCCATATGTTCTCTTCTACTATTTTTTTAATACCAACACCAATTGGTATATTTTGATAATATTCATCTGTTATCTTTTTAATTAAATCCAACAGTCCTGACTCTTTACATACATTATTAGGAATCGTTAATAATAATCCATTTTGAACAGTTGCTTCTTTTGTCTTTTCTAAAGAATCTCCTGTATCAATTTGTTTTTTTAACAAAGCACAAATATTTTCTTTTATAATAGAAACGTCTTTTATATTACCTTGTAACATAGGAATACCTTTTTCTCCAAATGGTTTAATTATCATATACTATTCCAAGAAATCATTATCCTACTTCCTGGTCCTTTAAAAGGATAAACTCCGTGTATTACATATGAAGGCCAAACAAAGTAATCTCCATCTTTTGGACTCCAACTAAACACTTTATCATCTAATACAAAATTTACATTACCTTGTGGTGGTTTCTTTTCAGGTATTTTTAAATAAAAAGCACCAGATACACCTTCAAATTTAGATTTCTCATAAACTACACCTGTAGCAGAACCTGGTTTTTGATGACTATGTAGCATATGGAAATCTCCTTCTTTCATTAAAACTGCCCATACTTCTAATACTGATTTATTTTTTGAATATTCATTTGTTATCATAGTAATTAAATTCCACAGTCTTGGATTATGAGGAACAGCTATCATTTTTCCATTTGTGATGGATGCTTTTTGTACCCTTTCTAAAAAATCTCCTCCTCCTGAAATCTTACTACTATCTTTTTCTAACAAAGCACAAATATAATCTGTTATAGGAGCGTCTTTTATATTACCTTGTAACATAGAAATGCTTTCTTCTCCAAATGGTTTAATTATCATACCATTTGTCATCCTATGGCTAAATCCTACAGATATCATACCATCTGTCCTTGTAAAGTCTTATATGCAATACCAGTTTCTATCTCACCTATTGTAAACTGATTTTCTACTACCATTTTTAACCATTCATTTATAGTCTTTCTTCCAGGTTTCATTGGTTTATTTACAAACTTTAAATCTCTTGATGATACAAATGAAGCAATGTTCCTTTTATGACATATAACAGGTACTTGATTTAAGATAGCGTCAATACCAGCTAAACTCATATTAGTTACTAAACAATGACAATTCTTTAAATCATCCTTAATATCGTTATCCCACCATTTATTACCAGGTCTTGGTTTATTTCTAAACACAATTGGCTTATCTGTATATAATGCTAAATCTTTTTTTACTTGGTCTATCCATTGAGTTTGTGATACACCATTAATCTCATAAGTAACAGTTTTGGAAGATGGACAAATTAATATATGAGTAGTTTCACCTGTATTCCAACCTTTGAATTGAACATCTATACCTTGACTTTCTAATTTCTGTAATCTAACACCTGGACCTACTCTACATCTAATTGTATGTAATCCACCTTTAACTATTCTAAAATAAGTCTTATCGTAATCGTGTATTTTAGGTTCTGGATATCGTGTAATTTGTTGTGTTAAATATCCAACATCAACATACCACCACTCCTCACCTTTCTCCATACACTCTTTAATTTCTTTTCTATTACTTCCTGCTAGACCCCAAAAGAAATGTACAGGTTTATCTGTTTCAGCCCATCCTTTTTTAAAAGCAGGCCACATCTGATTTGATAAACATTTATCCCACGCTATTTTATGGTAAATATTCATCCTTTTATCCTGCCAATAATATCTCCATAATGTAAATAAGACATTATAATATATTTTGTTCCTTTAATTGGTTTTAATGCGGCGTGTGGGTGAGTCCAAAAAGGAGGAAACATTAATACTCTTCCTTCTTTTGGTTTAACTTTTATATTCTGTTTTAGTAAATGTGTTTCACCACCTTCTTCAACATCATTAAGATATAAAACATAAACTAAAAAACGTTTTGCTATAAGAGCACGTAGTACATCAACGTGGGTTTTAAATTCATCTTTGTCATTAGGTAAATATTTTTTTATTCTTATATTTTCCATATCAATTATTGGTGGAAAATCACTAATCTGTATCTTCAAATCTTTCATAAATTTATACATATGCGTTTTCATCATAGATATAAATTTTTCTTTAGTTTCACTCCAAGGTGTCGGAAATTTCTCTATATCAATTTCACTATATTCTTTATGACCAGTATTAAATATTTCTATTTGGTTTTTATTTGCTTCAAAAAGTTCAATAATCTTTTTACAATCTTCAGGTGACATTGCATTGTCATATATTTTAAAAGTATTTTCTATCATATTACCCCCCTATTAATAGTTTTAATTTTTCAACCAATTCTATATCTATTTTAGATAGCCATTTCTCATAACTATAAATTTCATAATCTATATACTTATTTGTACGGAATCTAGCGTGTTTAAAATCAAATGCTACCAATTGTCCTTTATTTAATGTCATATTACGTAAAGCGCCATTAAGTTTAAATACATTTTTATCTTTAAAAAATCTATACATTTCTAAAGTTTGATTTGCTAAATCTTTAGGTCTACTTAAATGATGTACTTTAGTTAAATCTGGTCCATAATAACTAGTAATAACATAATTTTTACCAACTTCTAATAATTCAGGAACCCATTTACTTTTTAAATAGTTAAGCCAAAAAACTTCATTTTTTAAAAAGGTAATGTTATCTTCTTCTTCATAATTAAATATCTTTTTAACTGTACCACCTAAAACCTCAATCATCTGTGAATCAGAATATGTAGCTTTTACTATTTTTTTATCACCAGCACTATTTCTGAAATAACTCATTTAACCTTTCATAAAACCATTGTTTACCATTATACCCTATTATTCTCCCTAATTCTTTTCTACCATTCCATATAATAAAAGTTGGTGTTCCAAAAATACCTTTAATTCTATTTTCTTTATATGCTTCTCTAAACCAATCAGGTTGTTTAAATGCGTCAATAATAACTAAAGGTAAATCTTTATTCTTATGATCCTTATATTTATAATCAACTGCGACCTCTTCTATAAATGCACTACAATACCCACAATGTTTATTATTAAACATCAATAGTTCTAACGCCCATACTGGCAATGTAAAAAATACAAAAACTAATGTTAATAAAAATTTATTCATATGATTCAAATACTGTATTCAATGGTTGGTTACATCTAACAAAACTAGCACATTTAGGAATATCTTTTAATCGTCTTGCACCAATATAGGTACAACTTGACCTAACACCACCTAATATATCTTCTATTGTTTCTTGAACAGGTCCTCTATCTGGTAATATTACTGCTCGTCCTTCATTACCTCTATAACCGTCTTTTCGTTTTCCGTGTATTTCTCTTGCTCTATCAGAAGACATACCATAAAATTCTCTTTTGCCATCTTTTAATTGTACTTCACTTTCATTATGTCCTGCTAACATACCACCTAACATTACAAAATGAGCACCAGCTCCAAATGCTTTTGCTAAATCTCCTGGCATATTACAACCACCATCTGCAATTATATGACCACCAACACCATTAGCAGCGTCAGCACACTCTACTACTGCACTAAATTGAGGTACACCTACACCTGCCATTGTTCTTGTTGTACATACACTACCTGGTCCAATACCTACTTTAACTACGTCTGCACCTCTTATAATTAACTCTTCGGTCATTTCTGCTGTAACTACATTACCTGCAATAATAGTTTTATCTGGATATTCTTCTCTAACTCTTGATATAAAATCTGAAAAATTTGTATGATATCCATTTGCAACATCTATAGTAATAAACTTAACATCTGGATAATTATTTAATACGTGTTGCATTGTACTATAATCTTCAGCGTCTTCTTGCCATAATTTACCTGTGCCTGTACATACTGAAATATATTTTAATTTAATACCTTCACCAATTGCTTTTTTCCATTGTTCTATTGTTGTTGTCTTTGTAATAACAGTCATCATTTTATATTCTTGTATAACTTTCGCCATACTAAATGTACCAACACCATCCATATTAGACGCTATAATTGGACAACACTCATACGTTTCACTTGAATGCCTAAACGTAAATGACCTTGTCATTTTTACATCTTTTCTTGATGATAATGTTGACCTTTTAGGTTTTAACAATACGTCTTTGTAATCTAATTTTATTTCGTTATCTAATCTCATATTACCCTTTGTTCTTGCGATTGCGATCCATATAAATTTCCAAGCCACTAGGCACTTTATAATTATTATGTATATTCGCTATTTTTTCTCCTTCTATATCTTTAACGTGTTTCCACGCTGTTCCATTTATAATTTCTGACATTGTAAATTGATTTGCTAATAATGATTCAATCCAAGCTACTCTATTATCTGAATATAATGGATTTTTTATTTCATTAACAGACGATTCACCCCTACCAGTTCTTGATACAGGAGCACACATTGATGTTATATCACAAAAATGTGGTACACCTTCTAATATTGCTGAAATACCAACAGTTGATTGAAATGTTACAATTGCATATGCATTTTCATAGTTTAAAGGCTTTGGTTTTTGAGATTCAACTCTATATTCTTTATCTAGTCCTGGTTTTCCTCTACCTACATACTTCCAACGTTTTGGAGGCACACCACATAAATGTTTAATACGTCCAAATGTTTGTTGATACCAATACTTCAAATCATAGTGTTTAGTTGTATAATAATCACAAGCAGATGGACCCATATCACAAACTACTATATCTTCCCCAAGATACTTCCAAGGTTTTATATTAAGAAAAGGTAGATATTTTTCTATTCTATTTTTATCTTTATTTGTAAGTTTTTTTATTGTTACAATATGTTGCCAATTTTTAGTTAATCTGTATATTCTTTCACCAATAATCTGTTTAGAAGGTTCGTGTCTATTACCATATAAGTAAGCGTGGTCAAAATAATATACATCTGACTTTGCCTTTTTCATTATATCACCTGTGCCTCTTAATACTCCAAAACAAGCAATAGGTTTATTTAAATCTACACTTTTAAATTCAGGTCCATCTTGGTGGAAAGTGTACATAGGTGTATATTTGCTTTGACTTTGAACAAATGCTAGTACCATTTCATCTGTTCTACGTCCTGTTAACAATGCTTGTATCATTATTCTATATCACAACACTCATCATACTGTTTCAACCACTCTTTTGAATAATCACAATCCCTATAATCATTAAACCAAGGTCCACCTTTTGTAAAATGAATATTCTTAACATCTTGTTTATAATTATATCCAGGTTCCCCAACTAACCAATTCCACTCTAATGGTAGTTCACCAATCATATTATCATTGTTTAACCATTTGAATTGATGTAATTGTAATCCTGTTGCACTATTAACATAATCAGGTGTTAATGCTGTACACTTATCACAATTCATTAACATAAAACTTGACCAATTTTTCTTAACATATTTTGTTTGTGGTTGACCTAAAAACTTTTTACTTTCTATTGGTTGGTAATCGTGCTTACATACTTGTACGGCATACTTCTCATCACGTAATCTCCATAATTCAGCAACATCACCTGTCATTAATTGGTCGCAATCTAAAAATAATGCCCAACCTTTATAGTTCATAAGGTGAGGTACTATAAATCTACTAAAACTAAATTCAGTTGATTCTATATTACTACGTTCTCTAGTAAAATTATCTTTTATATTTTTTAAATATATCGGTGTAATAGATACAGGTCTGGTACTATTTTTTAATATACTATATACAAGTACATTAAAAGCAACCTTCTCGTTATTATCATACCCTATAAACAATCGGATCATTTTAAATTCTTCTTTATTTCTTTTTATTTAAAAAGTTTTCTTCTAAATCGTGCCTAATAATATGTTTTCTTAATGCTCTAACCAAGCGTTCAATATTATCTATAATATCTATAAGAGCTTTACTTGTAATGTAATTCCTTTGCTCTTGTAGTTTATCATATTCCCTTAAAGGGATCGTAACCGTTCTATTAAGTTGGGTTTCGTTTTCATAACTCGCTGCTTCTGCTCTTTTTTGTTCTTCATCTTGAGTCATCTGTTTTTTCTCCATTCTGGACTATTTGCTTGTTTTTTTCTTTTACCTTTTCTATGGTCTATGTATGGGTTTATAAATTTATCTCTTGCTATAATGTGTCCCATTTGTCCGTCACCTAGTGTTCGTTCACTATATTCAGGATCATCTTTAAACTTTTGCCTAGTACTGTCCAATGTATGGCAATCTGTCCAAAAATTCTTTCCGCTTCTTTGTATATTATATACTCTATCTTTTATATACCAATCTTTATACTCTTTAAAAAACTCATATGCTATAGGTCTTGTATTATTAAATGCAACAAAACCTGCTTCTGTATATTGTTTAGGTCTACCATAAAACGATAAAAATATATTATCTGGTAAACAATCATCAAACCATTTGTCAGGTATCTGTTTCGTAAAAACACAATCACTATCTACATAATATATTTTATCTCCAAAATTTCTTACTGCTGATTGAGCAAATACTTTATAATTAAATCTTATTGCGTCTTCAAAAAAATTATTTACTTTTCTATGTTTATTTCTTTCTATAAATTTTTTACACTCTGGTTCAAATTCAAACAAATTATGATAATATACATTGTTTATTTGAGGATAACTCTTTGGGTCATCTTCAACAAAAACATACATAGGCAATGTTTGTTGTGTTGCCAAATATGATGTAATCAATTGATTAGCATACTGGTCATATAATTTTTTATTATAAGTTGTAACAAAAATCTTTTTCATCTATTCACATCAGCACTCATCATATCTTTAACTAAACTATCTATAGTGTGCTTAGGTTTCCATCCTAATTTTGTTTTTGCTTTTGTATTGTTGCCTACTAATAAATCTACATCTGTAGGTCTAAAAAATTTGGGATTTGTTTTAATAATAAATTTTTTACTATGTTCGTCTATTATTTCGTGACCATTTACCTGATATTTTATCTTTAAATAATCTAAACATTTAAGTATAAATTCTTTAATTTGATATGTTTTACCAGTAGCAATAACATAATCTTCAGCTTTATCTTGTTGCAACATCAACCACATTGCTTCAACATAATCTTCAGCGTGTCCCCAATCTCTAAAACTTTCTAAATTACCTAATTCTAAAACTTTACCTGTTCGTGACCATTCTACTAATCCTTTCGTAATCTTTCTAGTTACAAATTCTTCACCTCTCATAGGACTTTCGTGGTTAAATAATATGCCTGAACAAGTAAATAAATTGTATGCCTCTCTATAATTAACAACCATATAATGTGAATATGCTTTTGCAACACCATAAGGACTTCTAGGATAAAATCTAGTAGTTTCTTTTTGTGGTGTTTCAGTAACCTTACCAAACATTTCACTAGTAGAAGCTTGATAAAATTTAATTTTAGGATTTACATCTTTAATCGCTTCTAATATATTTAAAACTCCTATTGAGTTTGTAAGTGTAGTAACTTGTGGTTGTTCAAATGACAATGCTACAAATGATTGAGCAGCCAAATTATAAAATTCATCTGGTTGAGTCTTAACTAATAATTTTGATATATTATAAGGTTCAGTTAAATCTATATCAACTAGTTCAATATCATTTCTAATACCTAATTCATCTAATCGCCAATATCTTTTGCCTGTATTTCGTCTTTGAGCACCATATACTTTGTACCCTTTCTCTAATAATAATTTAGCAAGATATCCACCATCTTGACCTGTGATACCTGTAATCAATGCTGACTTCATTGTATCAATTCCTTTATATAATGAAAAATCATATCTGAATCAAATTCTTGGAGAGTAAATTCTGTATAAGATACCATTTTATACCATTTTAAAACTTCTTTAGGTTCAGCATAATATAAATCTTCTATCTTATCAATATTAGTATTTTCTAATTCAACTCCAAAATTATATTTTGAAGTAATACAAGGTATTCCTAAATTAATGAGTTGAAAAATACTTGTACTTTCTCCTAACACCCCACAATAAACCCTATCTATAATAGAATTTAAAGTTACATCTCTATCCACAACTTCAACATCTTCCACTAAATCTTCAATTACAATTTTACTATGTGGGTGTGGTTTAACTAAAATTTTTCTTGTAGTTGCTTTTCTAACTTTTTCAACAGTAGTTTTAATAAATTCAGTTACAGGCATAGAAGATGTTGGGTCGTGTTCTAAACCAGGCACAATTAAAACTGCACCATCTTTATTATTTTTCCATTGATGATTGTATATATTATCTAGCCTTACTTCTGGATTATATCTGTTTGTCAACATAATCATATTATTTAATCTTTGGAAATTTTCTGATTTACACCATTTAGTTTTTCCATATGTCCATTGATTTTTTCCCATACGATAATATCTTGGACCTGTTTTTTTATACCAAGTGTCTATGTAATTACATTTAATTCTACTTAATGTTGCACTTTCAGTGACTAATAATGGTTTTCTATATTTTTTTGCTAGACGATTAGCTTGGAGATTAACATATTCCATCCAAGCAAATCTATTAAAATCTATAACTTTTCCATCTTTATCTTTTTCAATATCAGCTGTTTTATATTTTTGTCTTTTAGGACTTGTACTGCCCCAAGTTCCATCAACCAAATAAGCGTCACAATTTATAATTCTTACAACATCTTCTTCTGATAAAAGTTTACTTACTGGTCTTTGAAAAATTCTATAAATTGATAACTTATGTCCCTTACCCCACATCTTTATTGCGTGTGCAATAGCAGATATAGTATTAGAAGTTCCTAAACTAACTATTTTTAACATTTGGGTATGATTCCTTTAATATAAATGTTTGTTTAACAATAGCCTTTTGTTCTTCTATATTCTCTACATAATATCCTTCAATATGAGTATACCCATATCTTTTTGCCCAATAAACTCTTTTATTACCTGTATGTACTGCAAGTCCAGGTATACAGTTGCCATCTTTATCTTTAGGCCATCTTTTTTCTTTTAACCAATAATGTTCTAGGTCAGTATAGATAATTGGATATATCATACCTGCACCTTCAATACTATCTTTAAAATTTGGATATCTTTTTTTCATCCAATTAAGATTAGCAGTTAACATCAAATCATTTACACTTACTAATTCTACTTTAGGTGCAATATGTTTTAAAGGTGAATGCTGGCACGTAATATGTTTTTTTGCTCGTAAAAGTCTCCTATTATATATCATATATGTATCTCATCAAGTTCTAATTCAATGCCTTGTAATTCATCTGGTTTACCTTTTGGATATGTTGGATAAACTCTAAACTCTTCACCAGTATCATTATTTTTACATCCTGCAACTAACCAATCCCATTTAAAATCTCCATCTACAACAAACTCGTTCATCACTTCGTATCTTCTATCAGGTTTTTGTTTAAGTAATTCTTCCTTACACGCTTCCATAGTTGGATAATACCCTTGCATTTGAAACGTTTGTTGCGTTGCAACTGGATCCATACCAATCAAATATGCTAATATTAAAATTTTAAACGGTCCCATAACTCGCCTTTGCTATATACCAACTATCAACAATATCAGATATAGGGTTACCTACTTTTTCTGTATTTAATAGTTTCTTTAAATCTGTTTTTGTATCTTTACAAAATTGTTCATACATCATAGCTTTATCTGCATTACCTTTACCTGTAGCATATTTTTTAATAACACTAGGAACAATAATATTATAATCCCATTTTTCTTTTCTTAATCTATATTTAAGTATACCACAATTTTCTGCTATCTGAAATAAACCTTGCCCTTTTGCTCCATAAGCATATCCTTCAATATGAAGAGCAGGTCCAATTCCACAAGTATGATTTCCTGGGTGATTTTCTTTTAAAACATATAACACCCAATCAGAAATGTTAGTAAATCTTTCTATAGGGTCATCATATGGTTTGTGTTGGTAACCTATAATATTTTCTGCCATTTCACCTTGATACTTCTTTACATTTGTTAGATAATAAAAATTAGTATTTTCAAATACAAAATCATTTGTTACACAAACTGCAGGACTGGTTAAACTGTAATCAATCCCAACTAGCTTCGCCGTGTTCATCTTCATTTTCATTCACCTCTTCTTTAATATCATCTTCTTCTTCATCTAATTCATAACTACAAAATGGGCACACTGTCACTCGTTGTTCCGTTGTATCTTCATCATATAGAATAGAAAACTTTGTATTACAATTAGCACAATGCCTTTTAAATTTTTTTGTTAAATCATCCAAGTCCATAATAATATATTACTTATAATTTAAATTTCTTAAATTGATCCTTTTGAACATCTTGTTTAATTCCGCCTATAACATAACTTTCAATTTCTGTTTCTTGTGGTGCATTTTGTAATGACCTACTATTTAACCAATGGTCTACCCAAGGCAATGGATTTGTCTTTTGGTCATATTGTGGGTCTAATCCAATTGCTTTCATTCTACGATTTGCCATATACTCTACATATTGGTGTAATAATTTTTCTGATAAACCTATCATAGAACCTTTTGAAAATAAATGGGTTGCCCAACGTTTCTCTTGTCCTACTCCGTGTTCATACATTTTATAAATTTCTTTTTCTGTATCTCTCATCACTTTGTTCATAGTTTTATCGTGTTCTACTTCACGATAGTTGTTAAGTATTCTTTGTGTTATTAACAAATGTAAACTTTCATCCCTTGCAATTAATGAAAGTATTTTAGCAGAACCTTCTAACATTTTTAATTCACCAAAAGCAAATGAACAAGCAAAAGAAACATAAAATCTTAAACCTTCTAATATATTAACTGTCATTAACGTTAAATATAATTTCTTTTTTAACTCATACATATCAACACTATCAGGTTTTAATGTCCATTTATAACCTAAATGCATTAAATCATCATACGTTTGTGTAATACTATTTGCCCTACTTTCAATCTTTTCATCTGTAATAATAGTATCAAAAACTTCACTAGGGTCGGAATATAAATTCTTAATAATGTATGTATAAGAGCGACTATGAATATTTTCCATAAAGTCCCAAGCGATTATACAACTTTCTAATTCAGGTATAGATACAAATGGCAAAAATGCCAAACAAGGACCTCGTCCTTGCACACTATCCATCATTGTTTGATATTTTAAATTAGATGTAAATATAAATTTACCTTGTTCAGATAAAACTTTATAATCTGCTATATCTTTTTGCAAAGATATTTCTTCAGGTCTCCAAAAATAACCTAATTGTCTTTGACAAAGTTTATCAAATATAGGATACTTCATATTATCATATCTTTGTACTTGTAAACTCTCACCAAAAAACATTGGTTGTTTTGTAAAGTCTAATCCTTTTTTCTTATTAAATACACTTCTAATCATCTATCGGTTCTAATCCTTTCTGTAATCTTTCTGATTCTGTTAACTCATAATGGTGTTTATCACTATCACCTGCTGTCCATTTACCTATACCATCTACACTATACTCTCTAGTAGATACTTTATAATCTGGCACTTTTACTTTACTAGGGGTTAATGATTTATCATAAAACAAAACTCTATTATTAGGTTGAGCAGCAAAATGTCCATTATCTAATTTTATTATATTAAAAGATTTATGTTGACTTGGAGTTTCACTATAACCTATATTATTCTCTTTGTTAGTTGAATTACAACTGTCTATACTAAACATATAATTTCCTTCATATAATTTCTTACTTGGTGATAGAAACGTACATCTATTACCACTTATCACTTGTTTTTCAATAATAGTAATATCATAATCAAAACAATCCCATAACTGTAATTCTGCTAATGCTATATCTTCTTTTGTCTTTTTCCAGACAAATGCTGATATTGGTAATTTATCATATAACGCACCTGTTTCATACAAATAAGTTTCAAAGTATAATGCTCTACCTTGAATACTTTTAACAGTACACCACATACCTGGCTCAAACTCACCGTGTCCTTTTTCTAAATCATACAAGTATTGTTTTTTAACTAGTACTTCCGTATGTGGTACATTTGCACATAAAAATGCCATAAAGTTCCTTTAAATTACACAAGTTTCGCATTCTTCTTCTTGTTTTTTTGTTTCCTCTACGTTGTCCTTCCAACCAACTGGATGGACAGGTTCCTCTACATCTTTCTTACTATCATATGTGTTTTGATAGTAACTGGTTTTCCAACCATACTTGTAGGTTTTTAATAAATCTTCTGCCATTATTGATAACGGTACTTGTCCTTCATCATAATGTTCAGGATTATAAGACCAGTTGCCACTTATCGCCTGGTCAAAATACTTTTGCATTACTGCTACTATGTTTATATATCCTTCATTTGATTTCATATCCCATAATAACGTATAATTATTTTTCAACCTTTTGTAATCAGGTACAACTTGTTTTAGAGTTCCCTTTTTACTTTTCTTTACTGAAAGATAATCTCTAGGTGGTTCTATGCCATTTGTAGCATTACAAACCACACTAGAGCTTTCAGAAGGCATTTGAGCCGAGAGTGTGCTATGTCGTAACCCAAATTCCTTAATATCTTTTCTCAATTCTTCCCATTTATAAGATAATTTACGAGATATAATCTCATCAACTTCTTTTTTATAGGTGTCTATTGGTAAGATACCATCTGAATACTTTGTTTTAGAAAAGGATTCACATTTGCCCTTTTCTTTTGCTAATTCATTACTTGCTCTTAATAGATAATATTGGAATGCTTCTGTTAACTTATCAACTTCTTTCCAAGCAGTTTTCATTTCATAACTATATCCTAATGTTGCTAGATAATGAGCAAGACCAATATATCCAATTCCTAAACTTCGTCTATTTTTTGTAGAAATTTCTGCTGCCTTAACTGGATATTTTTGATGGTCTATAATTTCATCTAACGACCTTACAATTAAATCACATAATGGTTCTAATTCATCTAAATCTTTTATAAGTCCTACATTAACTGCTGATAAAATACATAATGCAATTTCTCCATTACCATCTATATGGCTTATAGGTTCTGTTGGTAATGTTATTTCTTGACATAAGTTAGACATATAAATTCTATCTTTAAAAGAGGAGTGAGTATTACAATGGTCTATATTCATAATGTAAATACGACCTGTTTCTGCTCTTTCTTTCAATATTGACATAAACAAACTTTGTGCTTTAACTTTTTGTTTCCATATTGATAATTTTCTTTCTGCTGTTTCATACAACTCATCAAATTCTGGCGTACCCCAACTATCAACTAATTCTGGTACTTCGTGTGGTGAAAATAATGTTATATCTCCATCATTAATAAATCTTTCATAAAATAATTTAGATAACTGTATAGAATAGTCTAATTTTCTTACTCTATTATCTTCGCTACCTTTATTATTTTTTAATACAATAATATCTTCTATTTCTTTGTGCCAAATAGGAAAGTGAACGGTTGCTGAGCCTCCACGTACCCCATTTTGAGTACAACACTTAACAGTTGCTTCAAATTTTTTAAGAAAAGGAATAACGCCAGTATGTTGTACTTCGCCACCTCTTATTTTAGAATTAATTCCTCTAATACGTCCTGCATTAATACCAATACCTGCCCTTTGAGCAACATATTTACCAATTGCCATATCACTAGAAAAAATTGAAGATAATGTATCTGCAACATCAACTAGTACACAACTAGCATATTGTCGCATAGGAGTCCTAACACCAGCCATAACTGGTGTAGGAATATTAATTTTAAATTGAGAAATGGCGTCATAATATTTTTTAACATAAATCAATCTTGTATTTTTTGGAT